TTCTGTCTTTCCCCTACTCGTAGGCTTACTTCCCGTATCTGTTACAATTCTTCTAATCCTGACTGAGTATCCCGCCTTTAATAACAGCGTTGCCACCTTGAGCCGATCTTCTTCGTTCCACTGTACGGATCCTTTTCTGATACTGCGAATCACATTTCTACTCATGTGCTATCCTCCATTCATCATGCAGCGTCTGCACCCTACCACCGAACCAAATCAGTAAACCGCAGATATCTGGTCGGTTGTCATATTTCTTCATCATGGCTTCCATGTTCTGATTCCATAATGCCATATTATGATTTGATAGATATTTTTTATAAATTCCCCAGCAATCATTGTAAATTGCCTTGATTCGTTCCTCCATATATCCTCCTTGTTACCGCATGTTACCATTTTCTTTATCCTGTTACCGTCTTCAGGAAACCGCTGAACCCATTGAAAATACTGCGTTTCAAGCATTTTTCGGAGTGAAGTTACCGAGTTACCACACGTTTTCCCGTATAGGAGAAAATATTTTTCTCACTTTCACATATTTTTTTCTTCTCTATAAGGGTGAATTTTGCCCGGTAACTTGGGTAACGGGTAACTTTTACTTAAATGGCAGCTCTTCCTGCTCATATTTATCCATTGTTTCCACCGGTTCAAACCCATCCTTATCGATGTTATCGTTCAGCCGCAGGAATACACACCTGATTGGATTGCCATCTACCTTTTTCACCTTTGTCATACGTCCGCCCTGCGTCTCGATCAGACCTTTGCGATCCGCCCAGGACAAAAAAGCCTTATCAGAAAATCCTCCACTCTTACATAATTCCTTGAACGCCTGGTTATAGATGATAGCAACTCCCTTTTCAAGCGTTCCCCATTTCTCCACTTTCGTGTCCATATCAAAGCGCTGATTGTTCATGGCAATCTTGTCCTGCAGATATCGATAGCAGCGCTCATTGTCACTCAGATCATTCCTGTTGATCAGAACAGTTTTCGCCTGCTCAATCGTAATATATTCTCCATCCCGGAACAGATAATCTGTCGCAACTTTATCTGCAACCAATAAAATCGACAGTGACAGGCTCTGTTTCTGCATGGCTTCATCATCTTTCAGTTCTTGCATGAACTCTTTCTGCATCTGATGCAGTTTTTCCTTGCCAATCCCTTTTAGGACCTCTATGTACCTTTTCCCGGCCAAACCATAATTTTTCTTCACGATCTCGGCAGTCTCTTGCGGATCCGCATAAACATTGTCCTTACATTCAACTTCCAGAATACGGTTAATGGCTCCGCCCTGGGACACATAGGAATTCAAAGGACGCTCTCCATTTGTCAAAATGCAGTTCTTCCATCGATTCTCCCTACTGATACCAAGTTCTTTGTTGGATCTACTCTTTCCCTTTCCAGAGCACATGTCGTATACCATTCCTTCAAAATTATCCCGAATCCGGCTGCTGGTTTTACTGGTATCATCCAAAACCATTGGCAGATGATTCAACATATCTGCCTTTGCTTCCAATGCTACTTCTGTCGTCTTAAAATCTCCGATATATGCCGATTCATCCGGATTCGCCCAGATAGACGTTGCGACCATCAACGATACCGTTTTACCGCCCTCTGTTTCTCCCCAGAGATCTACGATAAACGGAAGTCCACCCAGGAGGCTGACCAGAACGCTTGCAAATGATGCAGCCATCATAAACTTAATCTCCAGGCGCTTTGTCTTCCGAAGCTTCAGCATATGGCTCTGCCAGATCTTCCAGTTGCCACGTTCTGAAACACTCTCATAAGCCTGCCGGAATCGCTGATCGCCATCAAATACAATCTCTGTATCATAGGGAATAAACTGATCCTTAATCCATCCGAGCTTACTGGTGGAATACTGCACTTTAATATGGCTATCATTCATATTTTCAACATCTGACAGAAACCGGACCAGTAGCTTCGCGTTTTCTGATGTAACAGAAATTCCACGCCCAGAAAGCGCCACAATCTTACTGGCAGACGTCACCATTGTTTTCGGAACAATGATCTCATCCCATCGTCCATTTCGCTTGTATGCAATCTTGATCTGTTCTTCACCTGTCTCCAGATTCTTCATTCGCTCTACCGGAAGAATGGGGTGATAACAGGCAACCGCATCCACCTGGCTGTCATTCTGTGCATAGACGCCATCCTCACCGGCAATCCATGCTCCGCAGAACATGTTATTGTATGGTCCTTCAAAGTTTGTCCACTTATCCAGCATTGTAATTGGCTTCTTGCGCTCTCTTTGTTTCGCTTCTTTGTCCACCCTTTTATAGGCTTTCAGAAGCTCTTCAAACTTCTTTTTTACGCCAAGCTCTCCAGCACGATCTGTAAGAGAAAGGATCATCCGGGCCTTCATAATCTCATCTTCCTGTTCGAATATTTCCAGAAAGATTTCTTCGCTCAATATGCTTTTACTGTCCAGCCTTGCTAAAAGCTCCATGTGATCACCTTCTCTCTTCT